GACTCTAAAAGACCCAAACATAAGTGAGTTTATGCAACCTCTTTTAACAGTATTTGATAATGCGCTTAAAGAGAAAAAATATAAATTAGGAATAATGCAAATAGTAAATGACAAAACAACTGTGTCGGGCCCTAACTGGAAATCAGTATATGTTTGGGGTTTTGACCCTTTTCATGTAAGTATAAATGGATGGAAAGTACATTCCGCAATATGTGATGTAACTAAACCTATAGATATTGTCGGGCCTCACTTAGCAGTATACACAAATTTAAAGTTTGAAGCATTAAAGTTAGGGTATGATAAATATTGGGGTAAAAGTCAAGTTCAAAGAAAAGTAGTAACAACACAAGAGGTTTTTGGTGGCAATGTACGTACAGACAACATTGACGTTATGTAAGTTTCCTATGTATGTTCTTTCAGAAGAACCAGAACTAGTAGATGGTTTAGTATGGATTAATGACGAAGTAGTAGATGATAGAAATATGTTAGGAAAAACTATAGGACATAGAAGGCTACAAACACCAATGAAAAGTTTATATCCTTTACATAGACAAATAAACGAACCTAGTAATGTATATAAACATAGAGGGAAGCATTTTATAGATACCGAAGGTACATATTATTATAAAGAGTTAAAACCAATAGGAACAATAAAATATCATAAGATAGCTTCTATAAAAGAAAAACAAGGTATTAGAACCATAAGATGTCGTGACTTGGCTATAACATTAAAGACACTTACTCCGCAACCAACTAATGCAAAATGGTGCGGAGTTTTGTATGTAAAAAATATGCCTTGGACTTTATGGGAATATAGCGAAACTAAAAAGAAAAACAGAAAAAGAAACGTATGATACATTTAAATATACATAACTTTGTCAATCCTTATGAAGTACAAAGACTAGAAGAAGTCATTGAAAGAGACGAAGACCAAATATTAGGTATACCAAATGATAATATACATAGATTTTATCCTGCACTTACAAGTCAGTATCATGTATATAACTGGTTACAAAATGATGCAGTTGCTTCATTAGACTTACCTGATAGATTTTTTAATATGAAAGCACTAGAATCTTATAATGAATTGTATATTCAATGTTGGTGTAACATAGTAAGAGAAGGGGAAAAATTAAGTAAACATGTTCATGCAGGAATGAAAAGTCACAATAAATTTTATGCCGCAAACTTATTTATATCAGGAAATACAAAACCAGGTACTTGGTATGAAGGAATAGGTACAGTAGAAAATACACCAGGTACATTAACATTTTTTGATTGTAGATTCCCTCACGCAGTTCCTGTGAATAAAACAAAAACACACAGAATCAGTATGGCATTTGATATTTGGTACGAAAAACCACCAGGATATGAAGAGCCTCGTTGGCTTACATTTAAAAGAGAAGAATTAATAACTGACCCTATGGGTCGATGCTGGCCCGATTGGCCACCTGGAGAATAATATGGTAGACATTGAAAAATTAAAAAAGAAATTAGAGAGTAGTATAGTTTTGATAACTTTTGAATCTCTAAAAAGTGGAGAAATATACAATAGAGAATACACTCTTTCTAAAAACTATTTACCTTTACCTAATCATATATCTAGACAGTCTGGAGATAGACTTATAGTATGGGATGTAGAGTTTCAGAAATGGGAAGACTTACTCCTTACGACAATACTAGAATGGAAAACCATGGTGGACATTGACTAATGTGCGGATTCGTAGTATCAAATAAATCAGGTGTAGTTAGAGAAGCACTTATCAGACAAAGGCATCGAGGCCCTGACGCGGTTTCTATGTGGAAAGGTCAAGGATTAGAAATGGGACATGTTTTGCTAGATATAAATGGTAGTAAAACAATACAGCCTTACACAACAAAGAAAGGAAATGTATTAGTATTCAATGGCGAAATGTATAACTGTCCAATAGAGAATGATACTGCTTGGCTAGGAGAAGGTATGGATAGATATGGCATACGTTTCTTAGAGTATAATAATTGGCATGGCGCAGTTGCATATCTAAATATAGAGAAGAACGAACTACTAGTAACAAGAGACCACTTTGGTGCTAAGCCTCTATGGTTTCAAATGCTATCTCCAACAGAGTGGATGTTTAGTACAAGTTTAAGAAGTATGGTACATAAAAAAGTTGATGAAAAACACAAACCTTCTTTCTTGTTTAATCCTATATGGCAGGGAACAAGTTGTCCGTACCAAAATACTTGGAAAGTAGCACCTGGTCAGACCTTTAAGTTTGACTTAAATAATCCAGGAGAAAGAGTACATAAAAATTTATGGGATTATTATAGAATAGAATCTAGAAGATTTAAAAAGGAAAGAGTTAGAGAAAAATTAATAACAAGTATACAATCTATTGCTAAGAATAAACAAAAAACAGGAATATTTTTAAGTGGCGGACTAGATAGTACGTTTGCTTTGGCAGCTGTAAAAGATATGGGATTAGACCTTACAGCTTATATATTGGCATATGATGAAAAGAAAGGGTCTATACAAGACCATAATACTTTTAGAAATGAATCTAAGATGGCGATACAGACTTGCAAAGAATGGAATATACCATATAAAGTTGCAACTCTACATGAAGAAAATGTAGAGCATTATGGTAAGATGTGGATGAATTATACTCACTTTCCTTGGACTGATAGACTAAGACAAGCACCTAGATTTTTATTAGCAAAGACTGCTTCTGAAGATGGGTGTAAGGTCATACTTACAGGAGATAGTGCAGACGAGTTATTCACAGGATATTATCATCACGACAAAAGATTTGAAGAAGGGTACGATGATGAGACAGTAAAAAGAGCAGAAAAGATGAACTGGACTCCGAATAAAATATGGCATAAAACAGACCACTGGAATAATGGTTTATTTTATGATTTATTAGTAACATCAGAACAAAACGTACTTGCAGCTGACCAGACCTGTGGTATGTTTGGTATGGAGTCAAGACCTGTATTTTTACAACAAGATTTTGTAAGATGGATATTTGAGCAAGATGGAGAAATTAAGTTCAAAACACACCCCGATTATCCTAAAGGAACATATAAGTATATTTTAAGAGATTTACTAGGTGATATGTTGCCTGAGCATGTACGAAACAGAAAACAAAAAACAGGGTGGTCAAGTCCTTGGAACAATAATATAAAAAAATTACAACAAAAATGGAGGAATCAAGATTGGGAAACACTGAAAAGTTATCAATAGGATTTACTTGTGGAGCCTTTGACTTACTTCATGCAGGGCATATAGTAATGCTCAAAGAAGCAAAAGAAAACTGCGACTATTTAATAGTAGGATTACAGACAGACCCTAGTCTAGATAGACAAGAAAAGAATATACCTGTTCAATCTGTATTTGAAAGATATATACAACTACGAGCAGTGAAGTACATAGACGAAATTATTCCATATGATACAGAACAAAGTCTACTAGACTTACTAGAGGCTACAGAAATACATCTTCGATTTGTCGGAGAGGATTATGTCGACAGACATTTTACAGGCAAAGGACTGCATGAGATTTTTTACACAAGTAGACAGCACTCTTTTTCTAGTACGAATTTGAGAAATAAGATACATGAAAGCAGTTCTTAGTAACAGAATATATTTAGAAGTAAATAAAGAAACACATAATTCTATCGAGAAGGAACTTACTTATACAATTCCTGCTCGTATGCCTCAAGACCCTCCTTTAGTATTTAAAACAATTAGATACATAAAAGAAGGTTTAATCTCCATACCTATTGGAAGAGTGGATTTAATACCAGATGATTACGAAGTAATCGATAAGCGTGTTACCTCACCAACAGAACATGCAGATTTTAAGTTTGATTTACGACCTTCCCAAAAAGCGGTTCATGACGAGATAGATGACAATGCTATAGTAAACGCATGGGTAAGTTGGGGCAAGACATTTACAGGTTTAGCTATCGCAGCGAAGCTTGGTCAGAAAACATTAGTTGTTACCCACACAACTAACTTAAGAAATCAGTGGGAAAAAGAGGTAGAAAAATGCTTTGGAATTAAACCAGGCAGAATAGGTAGTGGAGACTTTAACACTAATGCTCCTATAGTTATTGGGAATATTCAGAGTTTATACCGAAAAATGACTGACATTAAAAAGATATTCGGGACAGTTATTTTAGATGAAATGCACCACGTCAGCAGTCCAACTTTTACACGAATTGTAGATGAAATGCCTGCTCGTTATAAGATAGGCCTCACAGGAACACTAGAACGAAAAGATGGGCGTCATGTGGTGTTTAGAGATTACTTTGGGCACAATGTATTTAAACCGCCTAAAGAGAACTATTTAATACCAAAGATTCATATTGTAAAGTCAGATGTAATATTTCTTGATGGGGCGTATACTCCATGGGCAGAACGTATAAATCATCTAGCGTACAATGAAGAATATGTACATAGCGTAGCTCTGATTGCATCAAAGTATGCAGCACTAGGGCACAAAGTATTAGTAGTATCAGATAGAGTTGCATTTCTAAAAGCCTGTGCAAGATTGTGCGGGGATAATGCAGTATCAATCACTGGAGATATGGATTTTGAAGAAAGAGAAAATACTATGCAACTAATAAAAGAAGATAAAAATATTTTATTTGGAACACAGTCAATCTTTTCTGAAGGCATATCTTTGAATGATTTGAGTTGCCTAGTACTAGGTACTCCAGTCAATAATGACCCCCTTCTTACACAGTTAATTGGTAGGGTTATAAGAGATAAAGAAGGAAAACAACAACCAGTAGTGGTTGATATACATTTAAAAGGAAAAACAGCAGCTCGACAAGCAAATGCTAGAATGGGCTACTATATAAAACAAGATTACGAGGTAAAAATATTATGAGTGTAGAAGTACAACTTAACTTAGAAAAAATGAGGCAGATGAAGATATTTCTTGCAACTCCAATGTATGGAGGTATGTGTCATGGTCTATACACAAAATCTTTAATGGACACAACAAATGTAGCAATGCAGTACGGAATACCTATTCAGATTTATTATTTGTTTAATGAATCTTTAATTACTAGAGCAAGGAATTATTGTGTAGCAAACTTTTTAAAATCAGATGCTACGCATTTACTTTTTATAGATAGCGATATACATTGGAGCGCAATGGACTTGATGTATATGTTACATATTGTAACAGAAAAACCAGAACTATATAGAATTATGTGTGCATTATATCCTAAGAAAACTATTGCTTGGGAGAAAGTATTGAAAGCAGCAAAGTCAGGAGAGTATGATGAAAAACCATGGGAACTAGAAAGATTAGGAGGGGATATGGTATTTAATCCGTTACCTGATGAGTACCCTGATGGAAGAGCACCTATCAATGAACCAGTAAAAATTAAAGAAGGTGCTACTGGATTTATGTTAATAGAAAGAAGTGTTTTTGAAGAGTATGCAGAAGCTCACCCCGAGTTACTATATACTCCTGACCATTTAAGAGAAGGAGAGTTTGCTTTAAATGAGAAGATTCATGCTTTCTTTGATTGTATTATAAATGACCAAAACAGGTATCTATCGGAAGACTACATGTTCTCCGAGTATTGTAGAAATCTAGGTATGGACATATGGGCATTACCTATGATAGAGCTAATGCATTGTGGTAGTTACGTATTTAAAGGTAGCATAGCAAGAATGGCGCAAGCCGATGTTCATGCTACAGTTGACGAGGAAACTATAATAAAAATGCAAAAGGCTAAAGCTGAAAAAGCTCAGAAAAATAGTTCTTGACACGCGCTTAAAAATTTGTTATAATATGTTACTATTTAATTGGAATAAGATAATAAGAGTAAGCAACGGAAATGTTGATGATATGATTCAGATACTTAGAATCATTACTTACAAGATTCAACCAAAAAATTATTACGATAAAACATTTAAGTTTTATAAGCATAAATTCGGAGGCTCTAGCTTCATCCTAAACCCAAAGGATTTGCTAGAACGAGGAAGGGCATTGAGTGATAGAGAGGTTGTGGAGTATGCAGGTGTCGCATCATTCCGCAACTATTACGACTATGTCCGCACAAAAGACACCACACTAGACCTCTTTGACTGTGAAGTTAGTGAGGAAATTATAAATAATAACAGACTGCTTGAGTTAAAAGATGGAAGGGTACACTTTTTATTCGAGGAGACAATGGAGAAATAAAATGGCAATTGGATTCAACCAAACCAAGGGCTCAGCCCAAAAAAACAAAATAGAAACATATAACTACGCAGGTAGAGAAGACCACCACGTAAGACTGGTAGGAGACTTACTTCCTAGATATGTGTACTGGATTAAAGGAGAAAATGGCAAAAACATTCCTATGGAGTGCTTATCTTTTGACAGAAACTCTGAAACATTCAACAATGTAGAACATGACCATGTTCGAGACTTTTACCCTGATTTAAAATGTGGATGGTCTTATGCCGTTCAGTGCATAGACTACGCTGATAAATCTGTAAAAGTTCTTAATTTAAAAAGAAAGTTGTTCGACCAAGTTATAGTAGCTATGGAAGAGTTGGGTGACCCAACAGACCCAGTTACTGGTTATGACATTCATTTCAAAAGAAAGAAAACTGGTCCGCAGGTATTTAATGTCGAGTATCAATTACAAGTTCTAAAGTGTAAACCAAGAGAACTTGAAGATTGGGAAAAAGAATTAACTTCAGGACTTAAGTCTATGGACGAAATTCTTGTTAGACCAACAGCAGACGCTCAGTTAGAACTACTAAGAAGAGTTAACGATTCTGGTAGTGAAACACCTAGCGAAGTATCAGAGGAGTTTGACGTATCATGATTGGAGTAGGAGAGAAGTTCCCTGCCTTTACACTGCAGGGTGTAGACAAAGATAATAACTTTGTACAAGTATCTGTCACAGAACAGTACGAACCTTTGAAAAAAGATTACACAGTTATATACTTCTATCCAAAAGACTTTACTTTTATATGTCCAACAGAAATTGCTGGAATGGATATATTAGTAGAAGAAGCTAATGTTATTGGTATTAGTGGTGATAATGAGTTTTGTAAATTAGCTTGGAAACAAGACAATGAACTTATAGGAAATATACAACATTCCTTAGCGGCAGATTGCGGCTTAGGACTATCTTCTAAACTAGGAATAGTTCACGAAGAAGTAGGAGTATGTTTTAGAGCTACTTATATTATAGACAGAAATGATATAATACAACATGTAAGTGTTAACGCACTTGACACAGGCAGAAATGCTCATGAAGTTCTTAGAACTTTACAAGGCATTAAAGCAGGTGGATTAACAGGGTGTGAATGGACACCTGGGGATGAACTATTAGGATGATTTTATTTACAGCAGATTGGCATATTAAATTAGGACAAAAGAACGTACCAGTAGCGTGGGCTTGCTCTCGTTATCAAATGTTCTTTGAACAAGTGCAGGAAGCTGTAGATAATCATGAAGTTAATCTTCACATCATAGGCGGGGACTTGTTTGACCGAGTCCCTTCTATGGATGAGCTTACTTTGTACTTTGATTTTGTAAAAAGAACAAAAGTAAGAACAATTATCTATGATGGCAACCATGAAGCCACTAGAAAAAATAAAACTTTCTTTGATAATTTAAAGAGAGTAACAAATGAATTAAATCCTCTAGTAAAAGTTATAACAGAAACTTACTATGAGGATGATTGGGCAATCTTACCTTATGCAGACTTGCATAAAAAGAAAAGTATAGAAATGATAGATGCAGACTATTTATTTACTCATGTAAGAGGTGAGATACCTCCTCATGTTATGCCCGAAGTAGAACTAGAAAGATTTGATAAGTTTAAGGAAGTGTACGCAGGAGATTTACATGCTCACGAGAATACTCAACGAAACATTGTATATCCTGGCAGTCCAATGACAACATCATTTCATAGAAATATTGTAAAAACTGGGTACTTAATAATAGACGATAACTGGGATTGGACATGGTATGAATTTGATTTACCACAACTAATTCGTAAGACTATCGAAGACCCAGCGGATATGGAACAAACTGACTTTCACCATACTATTTATGAAGTCACAGGAGATGTACAAGATTTAGCAAAAGTTAAAAACTCAGACCTTCTTGACAAAAAAGTAGTACGTAGAGAAGTTGATGCTAGATTAGATTTGAGCGGAGATTTAACTATGTCAGAAGAGCTTATAAAATATTTACAAGAAATATTATCGCTTGATGATGAAAAAGTTAGACAAATTATAGGAGTGTTTAATGATTATTCTTCAGAAGCTGAAGTGGGATAATTGCTTCTCGTACGGAGAAGGTAATGAGTTGAATTTATCAGATGCAACTCTTACACAGTTAGTCGGAACAAACGGCGTGGGTAAATCCTCTATACCCCTTATATTAGAGGAAGTCTTATTTAACAAAAATAGTAAAAATGTTAAGAAGGCAGATATAGCGAACAGATATGTTAACAAAGGATATGATATTAGCCTTGAGTTTAGTGTCGACAGTGATTTATATAATATTGCTGTTAGTAGGCGTACAAATCTCAAATGCAAATTAACTAAAAATGGAGAGGATATATCTTCTCACACTGCGTCTAATACCTATAAAACACTAGGAGATATTTTAGGTATAGACTTTAAAACGTTTAGTCAATTAGTGTATCAGAATACTAATGCATCATTACAATTTTTAACAGCAACAGATACAAACCGTAAAAAGTTCTTAATCGACCTATTAAAACTAGACGATTATGTTTCATACTTTGAAGTTTTTAAAGAAGCTGTACGTAACGTATCTAGTATGGTAACAACAGAGGAAGCCAAAATTGCAACTATTCAAAAATGGTTGACAGACAATATTCTCGAAGATAGTTCCATACTCGAAAAGAAAATTTTACCAAAAATTAATGAAAAAGATGAAGAATCTTTACGTTCTTTACAAGTAGAGTTTGCAAATATCTCGGAAAAGAATAAAAATATAAATTTAAATGAAAATCTGAAACAACAGTTAAACTCAATAGATTTGCACGAAGCCAAAAGACTTATGGCTTTACATCCTGAGTTGAAAGATACCAAAGTTATATTGGAGGGTTTAGGAACGTGGCGTGCTGAAGAAATGCATGAACAACAAATGTTGAAGAAATATCAAGACCTAGCGGGTATGGAAAACATGGAGTGTCCAACTTGTGAAGGTGCGATTGATATTGACTTTGTAAATAGAATGATTGCTGAACATTCAGAAAGAGTTGAACAAACACAACAATTCGCAGCAAAAGATAGACAAAATTTAGAAGAGGCAGAGGCAGATAATGAGATACATAGGAAAGCAAAGAAAGACATCGAGACTTGGGAAACTCTCTACAGGGACATTGACAGGGAACTCCCAACTAAAGTCCTCAATGCAGAACAACTCCAAGAGCAGATTTCGGAACTTCGTACAAAGATTACCACTGCTAGGGAAACTTTTCAAGAGGTAATAGATGAGAATGAAAAAATTGAAAGACATAACACAAGAATTGGAATTATTCTTGAACAAACGGAACAGTTTGAGAGCGACCTTAGTAACAGCGAGTCTAAACTTAAGAGTGCAGAAACAAAACTGGCGGTACTTGAAACACTTAAAAAAGCGTTCTCAACCAATGGACTCCTCGCGTACAAGATAGAAAGTTTAGTAAAAGAGTTAGAGATTCTCACAAACGAATATCTAGCAGAGTTTAGTGATGGTAGATTTGCCATCAATTTTGTAGTGGAGAATGATAAATTAAATGTGGAAGTCTCAGACAATGGCAATATTATTGACATCCTTGCTCTTTCTAGCGGCGAGTTAGCCAGAGTAAATATTGCAACACTAGTATCAATTAGGAAGTTAATGACTTCAATTAGTAGAAGTCAAATTAATGTTCTTTTCCTTGACGAAGTAAACCAGGCGTTAGACGAAGTCGGAAAAGAAAAAGTAGTAGAAGTGTTATTAAAAGAAGAAACCTTAAATACTTATATGGTATCACATGGTTGGACACACCCTCTACTAGAGAAAATAGAAATAACAAAAGAGGATAACATTAGTTATCTTGAATAGCAACACAAAAGTATATCTTGACATGAAACTTATTTTCTGTTATAATATATATCTTATGGAGAAAAAATGAAAGTAGAAATTTATAGTATACCAAATTGTACTTATTGCAAGAAGGCTAAGTTTTTAGCTGACCATGTAGATGAAGTAACAGAGGTGTCATATAAAATGATTGGCGTAGATTTTTCTGCGTCTGACGTTAGGGAAAAGTTTCCCGAAGCAAGAACCTTCCCACAAATACTAGTAGACGATAAACATATCGGTGGCTATGTAGAGTTGGAGAAGTTAATTGGTTAATAGCAGACAAAAAGGAAATAACGCAGAACTTAAAGTAGCAGATATGCTACACAGAATAACAGGAGAGTCTTTTGTACAAACTCCTGGATCGGGTAGTGGTAAAATAAAGGGAGACTTGATGGTGCCACACAAAGATAATTTATTCACAATTGAGGTTAAATTCTATAGAGATATGGCATTTAATCACAAAATATTTACTCAAAAAAGTAATACCTTCGTGGGTTGGTGGGAAAAACTAGTAGTACAGGCCGAGCAAATGCAGCAAGAACCTTTACTTATATTTAAAGAAAACCACTCACGATGGTACGTGGCAACGACAAGAAAGCCATGTTACAAAAAACATATGTATATTAGTTGGCTGGGGTGCTATGTTACCTTTGCCGAACAATTTTTAGAAACACAAAACCTGGAATTTACAAATGGCGATACAATTTATGAACCATGGAAAAGCGACCCCGAACGGGAACTTACTGATTGTTGATGGACTCAATCTAGCTTTTCGATGGAAACACCAAGGCACTACAGACTTCGAGCATGAATATGTAAGAACTGTACAGTCCCTTGCAAAGTCCTATAACTGTGGAGAGATAGTCGTCTTAGGCGATGGCGGTAGTAATTATCGTAAAGAAATCTATCCAGAGTACAAAGCAAATCGTAAAGAACGATATGCAGAACAAACTCCTGCTGAAGCAAAAGAATTTGAAATGTTCTTAGCAGAGTTTTCAACTACACTTAAAACTTTATCTCGTAAGGGTTATCTTACACTAAAGTATTCAGGCGTAGAGGCTGATGATATAGCCGCACTTATCACACAGAATCGAGAGCAATTAGGTCTCGATGAGATATGGATGGTGTCATCAGATAGAGACTGGGATTTACTAGTCGATGGTAACGTAAGTAGATTTTCTACAGTTACTAGAAAAGAAACAACACTCCTAAACTGGGACGAGCATTATGACTTTGACCCTGAGTACTTTTTAACATACAAGTGCTTAACTGGAGATAAAGGAGATAACGTTCCTGGTGTTGATGGAATCGGGCCTAAGAGAGCCACACAGATTATTCAACAGTATGGAGATATCTTTGATATTATGGCGAGTTTGCCAATGGAAGGAAAATACAAATTCATTCAGAACTTAAATGAGTTCGGAAGTGAAGGGTTAGAAGTTGGTATTAAACTCATGGACTTAACTTATGACTTAGACGGAGCAGTCTTAGGTCATGCACAAGAAATTATAGGATTAGTAGAAGATTATGTCAGTAAAAATTGATTTTAGTAAAGATAGTCTTTTAGATACGTTTGCATTAGCAACTCTAAAAGATAGATATATGGTAGGTGATGAAACGTCACCTCAAGAAGCTTTTGCTCGTGCTGCAATGGCTTTTGCAGATGATGACGACCACGCACAAAGGTTATATGATTATGTAAGTAATTTATGGTTTATGTTCGCTACTCCTGTACTTTCTAATGGGGGTACTCGTAGAGGCTTACCTATAAGTTGTTTCTTGAATTATGTAGATGACAGTAGAGAAGGAATAACAGACCATTTTGTAGAAAATGCGTTCTTGAGTTCCTTTGGCGGAGGTATAGGTGGCACGTGGAGTGATGTAAGATCTATGGGAAGTAAGACTTCTAAAGGTTCTGAAAGCACAGGTGTTATACCTTTCGTAAAGGTTGTAGATGCAGAGATGTTGGCGTTTAGCCAAGGAGTAACTAGACGGGGTAGTTACGCAGGGTATCTACATATTTCCCACCCCGAAATAGAGGAGTTCTTAGATGTTAGAAAACCTACTGGCGGTGACACGAACCGTAAGTGCCTTAACCTTCACCACGGGATCGTCATATCTGATGCTTTCATGGAGCTCATACACTCAGCTTCAAAGTATCCTGATTTCGATGATAGTTGGGATTTGGTTGACCCACACTCTAATGAAGTAAAGAAAACTGTTTCAGCAAGAGCTTTATGGGTAAAGATACTACAGAATAGAATTGAAACAGGAGAACCTTATGTAATGTATGAAGATGCAGTTCAAAATGGATTACCTGAGTTTCAAAAGAAAAAGGGATTAAAAGTTCATCACTCTAATTTATGTAGTGAGATTACTCTTGCTACTGACGAAGAGAGAACAGCAGTATGTTGTCTTTCTAGTGTAAATCTAGAGTATTATGATGAGTGGAAAAATCATCCTTCATTCATACCTGACTTAGTTAGAATGTTAGATAATGTATTAACGTACTTTATTGACAATGCACCTAGTCAGCTTGATAAAGCTAAGTTCAGTGCTTACAGGGAGAGAAGTATTGGGCTTGGTGCTATGGGTTTCCATGCGTATTTACAACAGAACGGTGTTCCATTTGAAAGTGCTATGGCAGGTAGTATTAATTTAGAAATGTTTGCTTACATAAAAACTTTTGCAGATGAAACCACTAGAAAATTAGCAACAGAGAGAGGAGCTTGTCCAGATGATGATTCTTGCACAGTAAGAAATGCTCATCTATTAGCTATAGCTCCTAATGCAAGTTCTAGTATTATATGTGGAAACACGAGTCCAAGTATTGAGCCGTTTAGAGCCAATGCTTATACTCAAAAAACAAAAACAGGAAGTAACTTAGTAAAAAATAAATACTTAGACAAAATTATAAAAGAAAAAGTTACTCCTGCAATGTACGACGAAGTTTGGTCTAGCATTATTGCTAACAAAGGAAGTTGTCAACATCTAGATATACTAGATGACTGGGAAAGAGATGTATTTAAAACTGCGGTTGAAATTAATCAATCTTGGATTATAGAACATGCTTCTGTAAGACAAGAGTTTATATGTCAATCACAAAGTGTAAATTTATTTTTCCCGCCTGATGTTAACAAAGGAGAGTTACATAACGTTCATATGTTAGCATGGGCAAAAAATTTAAAAACATTATATTACTTGAGAAGTGAAGCTATCAGTAGAGCTGATAATGTATCTAATCAAGCCAAAAGAGAGATAATTTTTGAACAATCAGATTGTCTAAGTTGCGAGGGATAAATGGCAAACTTACTAGAAGAAAGAGAATATTATAAACCGTTTGATTACGGGTGGGCATTTGAAGCCTACAAAAAACAACAACAAATGCATTGGATGCCTGAAGAAGTAAGTATGGCTGATGATATTAAAGACTATAATCAAAATCTTACACCAGCAAATAGAGCATTGGTAGATAACATATTTAGATTTTTTACACAAGCAGACGTAGATGTTTGCTGTGGATATGCTAAACATTATTTACCAACTTTTAAAGCACCAGAAGTAAGAATGATGTTAGTATCATTTGCTGCTATGGAAGCAGTGCACCAAGATGCATATTCATCTTTATTAGAAACACTTGGCAAGTCCGAGGATATCTATAAAGAGTTTATGGATATACAAGAGATGGTAGAGAAACATGAGTACCTATCTGACTTCAATATGAATGACCCTCATAATATTGCCAAAACTATGGCAGTGTACAGTGGGTTTACAGAAGGAGTACAGTTATTCTCATCATTCGCTATACTATTAAACTATCCTAGACATAATCTAATGAAAGGGATGGGACAGATTGTAACATGGAGTATTCGTGATGAAACATTACATGTCGAGTCTGTGTCAAAACTATTTAGACAGTTCATCTCTGAACATCCAGAGATATGGACAGACAAACTAAAATATGAAATCTATTGTGCTGCTGAAAGAGTAGTAGAATTAGAGGATAAGTTTATTGATATTTGCTTTGATAAAGCAGAAATACCTGACTTAACCGCCAAAGAAGTAAAAGAGTATATTCGTTATATAGCGGATAGAAGATTACTAGGTTTAGGCATGAAAAACATATTTCACAGTACAGCTAATCCTTTACCTTGGATTGATGTACAAGTAAACGCAGTTGAGCATACCAACTTTTTTGAAAACCGTGCTACCGAGTATGCTAAGGCAAGTACACAAGGAAACTGGCAGGATATATTTAAATGAGCAAAGAACAAACCATCAACATTGACGGTATTGACTATCCAATAAATGAGTTAACAGACGAGCAGAAAGCTATTGTTACTTCCATTGGACAAGGAGATATAGAGATAGAAAGATGTAAACATCTTATAGCTATTTGTCAAACAGCTAGACAGGCTTACATTAATGATTTGGGAAACCAATTAAGTGGTGAAGTCGGTGAAGAAGAAGTTTAGATTTTACATATTAACTACTGCATCGGGCAGGTATACGGATTGGGATAATAGAGTTGCTGAAACTGATTGCAACTTCAAAAGTCTTAAAGTTCACTTTGATCCTAGGTGGTCAAACATACAATGCAAAGATGCAGTAGTAGTAGTAAACACACTAAGTTCTAGCTACAATAAAGTAGTAAAGAACTGGTGTATAAGTAAGGGAATAGAATGTCATATAACGGAATGTAACAACACTCCAGGAAAGGGCAAGAACGAATTACTTAAAGTATTTTTAGACTCCAAAGATGACTATATGGTACAAATTGACGGAGACGACATGTTAACCCCTTATGGGGTTGATTTGTATAAGAACCTAGCAAATCAAAAAGCTCCAGATAGTATAATAATATATCATCAATGGTCTCAACAAATTACTAAGTACGGTCAGCGTTTTTTTACACGAATAATGAACAACCAAGACAGACCTGCTAATTACAAAAAAGATTTACAATTTTTCTATAAGTTTGTATCTCTTGCTGCTAAGTACCAAAAAGATTATGGTAGAAAAGTTAAAAGCATGGGCGGTGTAGACAAGGTATGCCACTTATACGCTAAGTATTCAAATGACATGCACGAGCTATGTAGAAAGTATAATGAGAAGTATTTTTCTCATGTTACTAATCAGCATATGGTAGACAACCACTGCAGGCCTGTATGGTACTCTAGAAAAGCAGCTGAGTACAGATTTGATGAAGAGATGAGAATAGGAGAAGATACACGCCTATATCTACAACTAAAAACAGCACACTTTAAAGGTCTGTTAAATGTGGTAAGATTAAAAGAAGTTCCCTGTAGCTATGTCTATAACAATATACATGGAGGTATAGTAGCAGAAGAATCCAATGGTATGACTAATATGGATTGGATGAAAAAATTTATGGATTTACTGGCAGAAGATGTAAAGAACGGAAAAATAGGTGAGTACCCAAATTTACCCGAACTACAAGTCGCAATTCCAGAAGAAGTAAATGATTACTATATCACACAAGAGTTTAATATAGAAGACCTCGACCCATCTAGTGAAGAGTACAAAAATATAAAGATGTGTGATGATACTAGAAAAGAACTAAAACAAAGAATAAATTTATTAGAAGATCAAATGACTAAATTAGGAAGAAAGTTAATACTTGACATAAAACCTAGCGGAGCAACTTATGCATTTATGAAGAATCCTTATTTAAAAAATATATACTTACTGACTCCTATGGAGCATAAAATGGAACACTACTTCCAAAAAAGGATAATACTATGAAAATTTTTATTGGGTATGAATCAGCATACCCTGAAATGTTTGATGTATGCAAAAAAAGCATACTTCGTTACAATTCTAGTCATGAAATCATACCACTCAAAAAATCGGAAATATCCGAATATACTCGTCCTTTTCAGAACGAGAGTACAGAGTTTGCCTTTACTCGTTTTCTAGTACCACAGCTCTGTGACTACGAAGGCGAAGCTTTATTCTGTGATGGAGATTTCTTATGGCTCTGTGACCCTGAAGAAGTTATGGATTATTTTTCCGATGAACATACAGTTCATGTGGTAAAACATCCTAATTTTCTCGTTCAAAGTAAAAAAATGAAAGGCAAGAAAAATCATAGTTACCCTAGAAAGTACTGGTCTAGTCTTATGCTTTTTAATAATCCTAAGTGTACGGAACTTACTTATGATTATATAAACCAAGCCCCAGCGGGTGCATTGCATGAGTTACGATGGGCAGATAGTATAGGGGGAATTCCTGCGCAGTATAATGCCATGGTAAATTATTACAAATTCAAGAGACCAAAAGCACTACACTTTACAGATGGTGGGCCTTGGTTAAATATAAACGAATGTTCGGAGATGACAGCAAAATGGGTAGAACTTTACAAGATTTAACAGAAAATAAAAACATAGTACTTGTGGGAAATTCAGTAGAAATTCTACAGTATGACTTTGGGGAATATATAGAAAGTTTCGATACAGTTGTGCGATTTGGGAAAGGTATTCCTGAGCCTAAACTACATCAACATATTGGAGGTCGCACAGATATTTGGATTACAGGGTGGCTTCGTATGAATTTACATGACGCTTTTAAAAATGCTTATCCACTATTTAATCGTTGTCGTATACACCTTGATAAATACCCAGACCACAAAGGACCACCACCGTGGGGGCATGATAATGACATGTTCTCTGATAAAGAATTGGAAAAGATATTTGAACTGGTGGGAGCGCGGAACGGAGTAGCGCCTGGCGGAGGACGACCGAGTGCAGGTTTTCTTGGTATATTATTTTTCTTGCAGAAGTGCAAGTGCAAAAGTATAACTTTAATTGGTTTTGATTTTTTTGCTAAAAAGTTACCGATTAAAACAGGTGGGGATTACCCATCAAGTTGGCATATGCCTATAAATTCAACAGGTTCAAATCCCCACAATCGCAATGAAGCTAAATTAGTAAAGAGATGGGAAGACAAAGGAAAACTACAGTGGAAAATTCTTTCCGACCTAAATGATGAAATGTTAAAGTTTTCCTAATCTATATCCTACTTGTAATAACTTACTTGCAGTAGACTTTTGTCTATTTGCTTTATATACTAAGTTTTCACAAATTCTAGCGTTTCTATAGTTTACAGGTATGTTTGGAATTAAATCAGAGTATAAGTCCCAAGGAAAAGACAATTGCTGTCCAGTAGTTACCTTAGCATATCCAAGTTCTAACGCTTTTGTAGGTATAGAGATACTCCAAGATTTTCTTAACATTACATTATAGTTTAAGTATTCTTTACAAGGCAAAGCATCCCACTGAATTAATAAATCACTTTTACCATTCATATATCTAGGTAGTAATCCTCTTTGTCCTTCATGTAACTTTGTAAAGAAGTATTGATTAGTAGATGCTAATACTCTACTATCATAGTCATTATAAAATCCTTTTGGATAAAATAAATCATTATCATTTGCGTCTTTTAATAAATCATAGTTTATAATAAAAAACTCTGTGTCCCAGTTTGCGGGCATATCTGCTTTTGCAAAATCTAACATTCCATAATAGCTAGAAAATATTTTGTGTCCTACAAATACTTTCTTTCTTGATAAGTGTGCCATCTTACTTTGGAAAAAAGTTTCGTCAGGTATTTCATTAGTCCATCCAGTTTTTAAGAATATTCTAGTGCCTCCTGCATACAGGATTCTTTTATGTAGTCCTTTATCTTTCCAATGTAATCTAAGATGTTGAATAGCTCTAGCGGCATAATCTTTTTTCCAATAGCTTTCGTAAATTCTTACATTTGGTATATTTTCAAAAATCCAGTTAACGGGCAAGTCTTCGTAATCTTCTTCATTGACATATAAATGCAGACGATATTCTTCGTCTTTATCAATTAAGGAAGCTATTGTGAAATAACTCCACGTCGGATTCCATGTATGTACTATCTCAATCATTTTTCTTTTTATACTCCCAAAAATTATTTATGTATAAATCTCTTCTATGCTCTGCATCTTTATCAAAGGCAAATATTATGCCTGAATTTTTTGCTGAAAGTATTTTTTCTATACCTGTATATCCGTTTGTCTGTGAACAAGCGTGATAAATACTTTCATATGTTAATAAACTTTTTTCTCTTTCTTTTTTTGTGTAACTTATCATTCTTAAGTTTTTCTTTAGTAATAATGCTATGAGTCCCATTTCACTATTTGGCATTGTAGCTACATCAGAGCATTTCATCAATAACTCCATGCCACCACTTCTTTTGTTTAAAATCTTATCCTTACCAAACTTTCTTTTTAATTTAGCTACGAATAACTCAGTTGTTATTGGATGTGGCTTTATAACATACCCTTCTTCTATACACTGACCTATTCTACCCCAATGAACACATTTTTCTTTACTAAGAAGATTAGTTCCTGGAGGAAACACTACTTTATCATATTCTTCTTCAACATGACGTAAGTGATATTTATTTCTTAAGTTACTTTTAATTCTATCTATTCGTTCTCTATCAATTTTGACTTTTGAGTTCACTATTGTGTTCATGAGTCTATCATTGATTTTTATTGAGTTAACTCTTAAATATATTCCTGCACCTAAAAAATCAGTATATAACCAATTTCTAACAGTATGCAGTTCATTAGTATTATACCAAACATCATAAGAAAAAGGTAATCCTTCCATACTATGAGGTATTATCTGTTCCTTTAATTTAGATAATTCATCTAAATCTTCTTTTGGTCTTACACAAGACCCAGATTTAAAGATATGAGTTGACTGATCTCCGAGTTCTTCAACACTCGACATTGGTACTAGTTTACCCATTTTTTAATTTTCTTATTGTTTGTTTTAGTTCTATTATATGTTTTTCTTGTTCTTGCAATCTTTCTTCAAATTGATGTATTGAATCAAATAAAGCATTGCCCAAGCTTTCTAATTTTTCACTCACATATTTAGGAGTGATATCTTTTTCTTGTAGTTTCATTTATATCTCTGTTGGTGATTAATTTTCGGACCACTGGCTACCATCCCAGAAGGACGCATTAAATGCTTCTGCACTGGATACTTCTGTATCAAATATTGTTCCAGCTGCTGATGCGGTAATTCTTTCAAACACTTGCGTAGATGTATCAAAGGTCGTTGTAGTTGTAGGAGTAGTTGTCCTAGTTGTATCTGATAATCTGCTTGTTTCAATCGTAGTGGTAGTAGTTCTACCTGTTGCAAATACAGTAGTTCTGGTTGTATTAAATACTGTACTTGTAGCAAATACTGTTGTTCTTGTAGTATCTGTAGCTCTTGTAGTATTAAATGTAGATACTGTATTTCTTGATGTAACTGTACCTCTACTTGTTAGAGAAGCTCTAGAAGTTTCAAATGTAGATACTGTATCTCTAACTGTAACCGTGCCTCTAGTTGTTTGTGACAATCTAGAAGTTTCAAATGTAGATACTGTATCTCTAACTGTAACTGTGCCTCTAGTTGTTTCTGATACTCTAGTAGTGTTAAATGTAGATACTGTATCTCTTGATGTAACTGTACCTCTATCCGTTAGTGTTGTAGTGTTAGTATCAAATGTAGTAGTAGTGCTTTTGCTTGTTCCAGTCGATCTAGTTGTAATAGTTCCTTGAGTAGTAGCATAAGTTGTGGTTGTAGCTCTACTTGTAAGAGTCGCGTTACTTGTACCAGTCGCTAAAGTTGTATTAAATACTGTACTTGTAGCTAAACTTGTAGCTGTTGTTCTAGTTGTGTCTGATACTCTTGAAGTGTTAAATGTTGTGCTTGTACTTCTTTCTTCTTGTGTTGTTCTAGTTGTATCAGATAATCTAGCAGTATTAAAGGTTGTTGTCGTACCTCTACTAGAGCCAGTCACTAGGGTAGTATTAAATACTGTGGTTGTAGCTCTACTTGTTCCCGTACTTCTTGAAGATAATCTAGAAGTTTGATATGCTGTAGTAAATTCTGTAGTTCTACTTGTATTTGTAGTTTGTGTAGTAGTATAACTTGTTGACTGAGAAGTACCAGTAGTTCTACTTGTATTTGTTGCAAATGATGTATTATACGAAGTTGACTGCGATGTATTACTACTTCTCGATGTATTTGTAGCTTGTGTAGTAGTATAACTTGTTGACTGAGAAGTAGCTGTGCTTCTGCTTGTATTTGTAGCCTGTGTAGTAGTATAACTTGTTGACTGAGAAGTGCCTGTACCTTGGCTCGTGTTAGTAGTTCTACTTGTAGTAAATGATGTATTATCTACATATGCGGTTGTTCTACTTGTATTTGTATTTCTTGTAGTAGCAAATGTTGTATTATCACTATACTCTGTTAGTATACTTGTGTTTGTACTTCTTGTTGTGGCAAATGATGTATTATTAGTAAATGCCGTTGTTATACTTGTGTTTGTACTTCTTGTTGTAGCAAAGGATGTATTATTAGTAAATGCTGTTAGCCTACTTGTATTTGTACTTCTTGTTGTAGCAAATGTTGTATTATCTACATATGCTGTTAGCCTACTTGTATTTGTAGCATTTGTAAATGCTGTATTATCACTATACTCTGTTAGTCTTGATGTGTTTGTATTGTAACTAGTGCTTCTTGTAGTATTATCACTATACTCTGTTAGTCTTGAAGTAGCTGTATTTCTTGTAGTAGCTTGTGAAGTATTATCCACATATGATGTTAGTCTACTTGTGTTTGTTGCATTTGTAAATCCTGTACTTCTTGCTGTGTTTGTAGCGAATGATGTACTTCTACTTGTATTTGTTGCAAAAGATGTACTATTTGTAAATCCTGTACTTCTACTTGTATTTGTTCCAAAAGATGTACTATTTGTAAATCCTGTACTTCTACTTGTATTTGTTGCAAAAGATGTATTATTTGTAAATCCTGTGTTAACCGCCGCTAGTCCTGTAGCCCTTGCAGTATTAGTATTTCTTGCTGTGTTTGTATTGACAGCAGCAAGTCCTGTAGCTCTAGCAGTATTTGTTGCAAATGATGTATTTCTTGTAGTATTTGCTACACCTGTTGATATATATGTTGTATTATATTGCGTGGATCTTGTGGTATTATTAGTAAAAGCTGTAGCAGTATTTAAATACTGTGTAGTCTCTTGTACACCTCCAAAGTAACTAAAGTAACTATAAGTAAATGCCGTTATGGTAGTAACAGCAGTATTTGTACCAAATGATGTATTTCTATCTGTACCTTCCTGGAAAGTATGTGATGTATTAGTAGAGAAAGAAGTACTTCGTGTTGTATTATTTGTAAATCCTGTGCTTCTACTTGTGTTTGTTGAATTTGTAAAAGATGTACTATTTGTAAATGCTGTGTTTCTACTTGTATTTGTACTTCTTGCTGTGTTTGTACTTCTTGTAGTATTATCTACATATGCGGTTGTTCTCGCAGTATTAGTATTTCTTGTAGTATTATCACTATACTGTGTTGTTCTCGCAGTATTAGTATTTCTTGTAGTATTATCACTATACTCTGTTGTTCTTGTAGTATTGTTTGTAAATCCTGTACTTCTTGCTGTGTTTGTATTTACTTGTGCAAGTCCTGTATTTCTACTTGTGTTTGTGGCAAAAGCAGTATTGTACGAAGTACTATTCGTGAAGCCTGTACTTCTTGATGTATTCGTAGCAAATGATGTGTTTCTAGTTGTAGAGTTTGTAAACCCTGTGTTTCTACTTGTGTTAGTAGCTCTAGAAGTAGCTGTGTTTACTTGTGCAAGTCCTGTATTTCTACTAGTATTAGTAGATTGAGTAGTGTTATATGACGTATTAACTGCCGCTAATCCTGTATTTCTACTTGTATTAGTAGATTGCGTAGTGTTATATGACGTATTAACTGCGGCTAATTCTGTATTTCTACTTGTATTAGTAGATTGCGTAGTGTTATATGATGTATTAACGGCAGCAAGCGCAGTGTTTCTACTAGTGTTAGTAGCTTGTGTAGTATTATATGATGTACTAACTGCAGCTAATCCTGTATTTCTACTAGTATTAGTAGATTGAGTAGTAGTGTAGTTTGTACTTACTTCGTAAGTAGTTGCTGTATCGTATGTTGTAGTTCTTGTTGTTGTAAAACTTGTATTATCTGAATAAGCAGTTGTTGTGTCAAACGTTGTAGTTCTTGTTGTTGCAAAACTTGTATTATCTGAATAAGCAGTTACTGTAGCAAACGTTGTAGTTCTTGTTGTAGACTGCGATGTATTGTCTGAATAAGCAGTCGTTGTATCAAACGTTGTAGTTCTTGTTGTTGCAAAAGAAGTGCTATTTGTAAATTCACTTAACCTATTTGTTAATATTACTGTATCAAAGAACGTTGTAAATGTAGTTGTTGTTTCATACGCAGTCGTTGTACTTTTTGTAGTATTGAATGTTGTCGTTGTAGTAAACGCTGTAACTGTACTTTTAGTAGTATTAAATGTTGTTGTAGTTGTAAAAGTTGTTGTCGTATTATATACAGTTGTAGTAGCACGACTAGTTTCAAATACTGTAGTAGTTTCAAAAGTTGTGGTTGTATTAAAAACAGTAGTTGTACTTTTACTAGTATTAAAAGTTGTTGTAGTTGTGAATGCAGTGGTTGTGTTAAAAACAGTCGTTGTTGTAGTATTTGTATCAAACGTTGTGGTAGTAGTAAAGGCCGTAGTTGTATTAAAGGCTGTAACTGTACCTTGTGTTGTAGCATACGTAGTAGTTGTATTGAACGCTGTAGTAGTGGTAAAATCTGTTGTCGTTGTAATAGTAGTATTAAACGTAGTAGTAGTATTAAATGCAGTCGTTGTTGTAAAGTCGGTTGTTGTTGTGGTATTTGTATTAAACGTTGTGGTTGTGTTGAATGCAGTTGTAGTTGTAAAATCTGTAACCGTACTAATCGTTGTATTAAACGTAGTAGTTGTGTTAAATGCTGTTGTTGTTGTGAATGCAGTTGTTGTATTTACTGTAGTTGCAAACACTGTAGTAGTTGCAAATGTAGTTACTAAATTAGTATCTGTACTTCTTGTTGTATTAAACTCTGTTGTTCTACTAGTATTAAATGTAGTTGTAGTATTATAATCAGTATCAAAAGTAGTAGTAGTGTTGAATGTTGTAACAATATCGGTTGTATTTGTTACATTTGATGTTGCAGTATTTCTAGTTGTTTCATGAACGGCAGAGAACGGCCCAGCTAAGTTACCGTTATCGTTTACATATACTTCATTAACCCTTCGTATTGTGCCGCCATCGTTGACTGCAAGAAAGGATATCTGACGTAATGTGCCACTATCATTAACATATATTGCCATGTTTTAACTCGAATAAACAAACCATACATGACCATCACTTGTGCCTGTGGTATTTGTTGGTGCTGTTGTTGTTATTGTAAAGGGTAGTCTAGCTTTTGCGATAGTACCTGAGCCTACTTTATTAGCAGCTACTGCACCTTCAAAGTTCCTACTAGCATCGATAACATCACTACCATCAATTTTTAATCCTGCGTCTTCGATATTAAAGTCTAATTTTTGTCCCATTTTATACCTCTATTGTTGTCCTGATAAATTTAAACGCCATAGTATCTGTACTTGCTGGCGTTGCTCTTAATCTTATATTACCTGATACTAAGTCTGCATCAAATGCTGCTTGTGCTCCATTTTCAAATATAGATGCGTACTGTGTTAAGTATACATCTGTACCATCATGGAATAATAAAATTTCTATTGCTTGAAAATCTGTATCTGTTGAATTGTGTACTTGTACTAAGTACTTAGCAGTTCTAAATGTAGCTGCTGCAAAAGTATCTAGTGTAAATTGTGCGGTTGAGGTTGAGCTTCCTGTGCCTACATCCATACCAGCTACACCATTTATGTGTAAGTTTTGTGGTGGAGCGTCATCATTAATACCTAGTCTGCCGGAAGAAGTTACTGCTGTTGTACCTGGAAAATTGACTGGCCCACTAAAGTCTATAGTACCTGACATTGTTTTACCACCAAGTGCTGCACTTGATAATTGTGTAGTTGTTACAGAATTATTTGCAATCTCACTTGACCCAACAGCGTTTGCTGCTATTTCACTTGAACCTACATTGTTAGCGGCTATTTTAGAACTTGTTATTGCATTGTTTGCTATTTTAGCATTTGTTACATTTAAGTTAGTGATATGAATAGTATCTACACTACTGCTTACTAGCTCTGCACTATCTACAGAGTTACCTGCTAGTTCGTTTGAAGTTACTTGATTAGTGCCTATTTGTGTACTAGTAATAGAGCCGTCTGCTATCTTAGCTGCTGTTACACAGTTATCAGCTAGTTCTGCTGTTCCTACAACACCATTTTGGATTATGCCAGCTGTGACCGAGTTAAGTGCTATTTCACTTGTTCCGACAGCATTACCAGCTATCTTTGCACTTGTTACTGAGTTTGCTCCAATATGTATAGTGTCTATTGAACCTGTTACTAGTTCTGC